CTTAGTCTCAGTATTAGAACCTGCAACCTTATCTTTAGCTTCTTGAAGCAAAGATGAAACAACTCTGACCGATATAGAAACTAATCGCTCATCATATTGAAGTTTTTTGTCAGTATCTAAATTGAGATACAAAGATAAACGATCAGCCATCTCAAGAGATAGAAAATCCACTAAATCGTTATTTTCAGTAATTGAATTAACGACTTTAAGCTTTTCTTTTAGCTTTGAAATGAACTGATCTTTATCTAACATCTTATTTTCCTTCGTTTTCTGGTTTTGCTTCAGCTTCAGCTTCGACCTCAGCCACTTCTTCGGCAGGAGCTTCTGCTTCTGATTTGGCTTCAGCTTCTTTCTTAGCTTTCTTTAGCTTGGCTTCAGCTTTTAAATCTGCTTCCGAGATAGGCGTATAAATCTCTGGATAAGATTCATACTGCTCGATCACTACTTCATTTGAAGTGGTTAAGATTGTGCCGTCTGCCATTCTAAACATCTTTTCCATGTTTTTCTCCTAAATTAAAGGGTTGCTACTTTGAAGATAAGGTCTGGGGTGACAGCTTTAGCACCAGTATTCACGAATAGTGACAGTGCATAGGCGTTGGATAGAGGGATTTTCTCTGCATCATAGTCATTGACGAGGGCCAACTGACCGACAGAACCGATACGCTGGATCATAATCTCAGCGGTTTGACGAACAGTGTTGATAACACGAACACCATGGAAGAGTTCGATTGCCTCTGCCTTAGAACCGTCATTACCTGGGATCTTATCAATAAGGTTACGGAGTTTACCATAGCCCTTAGGATTACAAGTAATTACGAGCTCAGAGCGATCCACTCCATCAACCCAGTCGTTAGAGACGGTTTCTGCCTTAGCAATAAGCTCTTCGACCTTTTCTTCGATAGCAGTGACAGTTGGAGTAATAGTGACTGCAGTGGCAGCTGCTTCAGCGACACGGAAGAATTCTTTATCGAGGAAGGTAGCGACACGACCAGCGTGAGATGCAGTACGACGATTTAAGAGACCGTTGATACCACTAAGTGTAATATCTTTTGCCTCAAGCTCTTCGACGATCTCTTTGTCGGTGTCGATGTTGAGAATGACTTTACCGCTGTTCTTAAGTGCGGTACCTTTATTGGCACCACGAGCAGTGCCATAGCTATTAAGTTCTGCATCTTTGAAGCGGTCGAAAGTGACTGAGCCACTGGTCGGATCACCAGAATAGTCATTATTTTTAATAAGTGTGGACACACACTTTGCGCGAATAGCGTCGATGATAGCACCACGGATTTCAGCTAGTTTATCTTTAGTAGTGCCAGTAGTTAGAATTGAAAGGGCATCTTGTGCCATTTAAATAATTCCTTGTTTTAAATAACCGCTACACCAGGATTATTCCCAGAGTGCGGTACAGTCGAAGACTTATCAGTTGGGGTAGCCCCTGAAGCTTTAATCTTAGCCTGAACGCCTTCCATGAGCTTTTCTTCCCAGAGTTTCGAAAATTGATCGATACTTTCAGTCATCTTATCTTTGTCTTGATTGACTAGATAATCTGCAAACTCTGTTGGAATGTTTTTCTTAGAGAGTTCGGTAAGACAGTCTGAACGTCTTTCACGCATTGTAATGCTTCTTTCACGTTCTTCAATCTCGGCTAATTTAGCTTTTTGAGCTTCTGTTGCACGCTCTTCTTCTGTGAGTTTAGCTTTGCGCTCGTACTCTGAGATAGCATCTGCAACTGCCTGCTTAGTCTTCTCATCAGACTTCTTGTTAAGTTCATTAACCCGTTTCTGGATTAGTTCATTAACTTGGTCTTGAGTAAAGGTAACCTGCTTTTCGCCGTTATTAGCCTCTCCTGCAGTCTGATTGGCCTGGCTATTGTTAGATTCAGCACCGTTTTGGTTCATCATCTTCCTTTCTTTTACGTTCTTAAGGATTAACTTGAGATTAAAAAACGACCAGCATAAGTGGTCGTGGGACTTCAAATAAAAAAAAGACCAACTAGAACCTATGCAAGTCGTAGATGATCTGATCTCATTATAACATAAAGATTATAGAGATAAATATTAAATTGACAAAAAGTATATTGTGTGCTAGCATAAAACCAAGTAAGTCGACCGGTTTTGGACGTTAGACTGAGGGCTTGTACACTCTATCCTCGACTTAAACAGAGATCTCCGCCACAGGAGATCTCGTCTTTTTATCTATACATTTGTCTTTTATAAGATAAAAACTTCTTTCGACTTAAATTATAGGCAGTAACTAGATTTATTCGATTATTTGTCTTCTCAAATTCAACACCTATATAGTGATATCTTGAAGATTGTCTAACGATAGCATATCTTTTATTTCCTCTTACCGGAGTAAGATTAATAACATCTTCTCTAGATGCTGTTTGAATTAATCTAAGTATAGAAGATATTTCATGTATTCTCAAAGGTCTCGTATCATCATGTCCATTTTTACCATAACCTTTACCAGTAAAGTGTCCTGAATTATCCATATGCAATAGATAGCTTTTTAGTAATACAATTTTCGTATTTGGCTTAACCTTTAGTGCCTTTGCTGCTCTACCAGAGATAACTCCAAGCGTCTCTTCTTTTGAGCTACCACTTAAAACATTAGCAAATTTTTTAGTTATTTCATTATAATCTTCCATTTTTTCGATTAATGGAAGTAGATGTTTTCTACCTCCAATATAATCTTTCTGGCTTGTTGTTTTAGTAGTAACGCTAGGTGATATGACCGAATCATTGGAAATATTGTTAGTTGTATTGGGCTTTACGACTATAGGTTCTCGTCCTAACGTTTCATTCTCAATGCGTTTTAGCCACTCATTATAAGGTACATTATCTACGTATTCATTCTCGCCATCTTCATTTCTAGCAATTCTAATTGCAGACTCGTATTCTTCGCCAAGATAAGCAGAAACTGTAGAACGACAGTTCGGATGAAGAGGAGGTAGATTCTCCCCCGCCTTAGCATCCTCAATATTGTAGACTTTTTTATCATGTTCTCTGCAAATATCTGAGGTTCTTGAATCGAGCGTTGCGATGAACTTATATTTTTCAATACCCATAGTTTTCAGGGCTTCAATCTCTGCCTGATTCTGAAAATAACAAGTCTCGGTCTGAACTAGCCTTGTAGCCTCATACTGCGTAACGCCAAACCTCTCTCTGATTCCTCTTGCAGTTTTTGAATAACTCTCACCTCTTGCAATAGCAGAGCCTATAACTTCTTTCAGAGTATCAGCCAATTTATCTGTATTCTTCCAAATCCTCTCTGAATAATTACCACCTAAGAATTTAGTATTAAGAACTTGGTTAACTGCTCGATTATCTAACTTAGAAAAAGCAGGGTTAACCTTAAGCCCTACGCCAGTATCGTAGATAGTTCTATAGTAAGCATTCTTTATCGTCTCTCTGTGAGCTTTAGCCTCAATTTGTTGATGTTTTAGGCTAGCTTTCTTACTTTCTGCCCAACAGTCGGCATATAGATATTCAAGCCTTGTCATGCGGGCCTTGTAGTTATCTGGAAGATATTCAGATAGTCCAGCCTTCTTCATTTCTCGATGAAAACGTTCTAGGTCGCCATTCGGGATAATAACTCTTAGTTTCTCTTGATCGAAGCCTTCGTCGTCTTTGTAGCAGTTTTTATAGAGATTCTTAATATCTTCGACAATCTTTAATTTTGCATCATCGTAAACCGCGTGAATATCCTCTAGATAGGGAACAGAAAGCTTCTCGGCCTCATCTAACCGATCTTCGGCACGCTCTCGCCAATACTCATCAGAAGGCAACCCACGACGATTCTTCATTACTAATCCTCGTCGTCATTTGCATTACTCTTGTCTACGTTAGGTAGTCCTGTCGCATAATTGTCATTAAATTCAGGCTTATTTTCTTCTTTTGCAAGCTCCACAGTCTCCTTGGCATCATTTACGAATGACAATTGAGCCACAAGTGTTTCTTTATCGACTAGGCCAACAAGGTTATTAATCATTTGAGATTGTTCATAGTCGTTCTGTGGTAGGGAACGTTTAAAGATTACATCAACATCAGCAGGACTGATTAAGTTCATATTGTTATTGAGATTAAAGAATCGGTTATAAATCCTGAACCTATCAATCAGCGCTTTTTCGAAGTAGCGTTCTTTATCTTTAATGTGTTGTTCGAATGCGAGGAGCTTATAGAGTAGTGCCACGCCAGAAGAGTTGCCTGCGAAGTTCTGGTCGCTCATGTCTGGGGTCATAGAGATTTTATGGATGTCGGAGAGGAGGGAAGACCTTAAAACATCAGCGTCCGCTTCATTGATATCCTTAACAATATATTCAACCTTAGCGTCAGATGGGATTCCTGCGAGCGTTCTAGACTCTTTAAGCGCGTCTTTTTGCTCTTTTGTAATATTCATTCCATAAAATGCAAGAATAGCGTCTACCAAACGCTCACGATCGATTACACGATCTGATTGCAAAATGTTATAAGCGTCAATTAGGGAAATAACAAGCTCATAATCACCCATGCGATCAGAGCTATTAACATATTCAATTACTGGTACTTCGCCATAGCCATGCATGAAATCTTCAATTTCTGGAATTTGGGATAAATGGCCGTCTTTAAGGCTTCGCTCCATACAAAGTTCTGGGGTTAAAATAGTAACATCAAACTCATTCTCAAGTTGTTTACCTTTATCGTCGAATACCGGATTGTAAATCACAGCAAAAAGCTTATTGTGCTGAACGCTATTATCATAAGCTAGGATGATATTACTCGGATTAATACGTGTTGACCATGGCTCAGCTAACTCGTTTGTGTAGACACGCTCAAAAGCATGACCATAGACTGACGCATCTGTTGCGAGCTCTACATCAAGATTGGAGATAGTCTGCTTCTTGTAATTATCGACGATCAAATCGATATTAAGCCCCTCAGAGACTAAATATTGCACAGGATTACCTAAGAGATAACCCACATTAGTCTTCGTAATGTACCTAGCGTTATTAACTACGACCTTAACCTCATGTGGTGCAGGTCTTGAAGTTACATTAACTGAAGAGAAATAATCTTTCAGGGTATTGTAATATCTAACCTGCTCTTTACGGTTTAATGAAGTTAATAAATTATTAATGAGTTCATCTGTTGGTTGAGTACCTCTCGCGAGAGTGCATTGTTTGATCATAGGCATTTCGTTCTCCTTTACCTTTCAAAAACCGAATTTCGGTTATACCTAGAGCCGTAAAGCTCTGAATCGCTCAGAATCTGAACTTCCATTCCACTAGTAGCCTGCTCATAGATTGAAGCCAGAACATCCACAGCGTCATCATGAGCGTTCTTACCCTTGCGCTGATAACTCATCACCTGCTTATAGAAGTCAGGGAATCGAGTTCTCCAATTAGGTGGCATATAGACGTGATTTTGAACCCATGCAGAGCTTGCCAAGATGCGAGACTCCTTATTATGGGTCTGTGGCACGGTATTAATTATCGTGCGATTAGAGTCGTATTTATCGAGCAATAATCTCTCCACATTCCTAGCAAAACCCCTACCGCCATTGTTAGACTCGATCGAGCATTCCTGAACAGCGCCAGTATGTAGTAATTCAGCAACCTTTGGCTCCGTAATTTCCATAGATTCGTCTGAGAAATAAAGGTCTAAGATGTAAGCTTCTTTCTCAAAAATCACATAGTTAATTGAACATAGGAAATCTGTGCCAGTATCTGCCGTATCTGTATAGTTAAAGATTTTGCCTTCTGGAGCTTTTTCCCATTCCTTAAACTCCTGATAGAGTCGACCTTTTACATCGATTGGGGTTTGGTTATAGTTTGCCTCAAAGATATCGACATTCATTTCACGCTTGATGAGATTCATGTCTTTTTCATTCAAAATGTCTTCACAGAGCATTTCACCCTTGTCATTCTGGACGTGATACTTAATAATCTCACATTCATCAGAAAATGCTTCCATAATACGACCTGCGAGATCGCGAGAAGACCATCTAGTCATGATAATAATGCACTTTTTCTGACCCTCAAGCCTCGATAGCATAGTATTCACAAACCATTGATAAGTATTGTCTAGAGCGGTCTCGTTATAGGCCTCCTCAGCCGACTTAATAAGATCGTCACAAATAAGATAATCACAACCAAAACCCGTAGCTGTACCGTTCGGAGAGGTAGCTAAATATGAAATCTGACTTTGTCCGTCTATGGTCCACTTCTTGGCACTTGCATCACCATACTTAACCTTAGTAGAGAACATGTCGGAAAAAACGACACGTTCACCCATCTTTTCGGTTTGAATAGTATTCCTGACATTCTTAGAGAAAACACTAGCAACATCCTCATTATAAGAAGCCGTCATGACTCGACTAGCTGGATTACGCCCGAGAAGCCATGCCGTGAGACATTGGGCCGTTAAAGACTTACCATGACGCGGTGGCGCGTTAATAATAAGAAAGCGTTTATCTCTATTATTAATAAAGTTTTCCACAGATTCACAGAACTCTTTAAGGTATGGACGCTCATCTTTGTAGAAATTAGGGAACAATACCTGGCAAAAATCGTAAAGATGACGTCTCGCGAGTTCTAGTTTCGCTCCAAGCTTAATTACTTCATCTCTGGTCATTTAGCAAGCTTCCTTAATTCATCTTCGGTTAAATTTTCAAATGGATTGAAGATTTCTTTTTCTGAAACATCTTTAGTCTCTTGAGGATCAAAATTGCCATTAAGCTTAATAAGAAGCTCTAGGGCTTTCATTTTTTCCATTGGGCTTGTTTCAGCACTCTTAACGATATCGTGTAGTGTTTTCACGCCATTAGTAATACTATCTGGGTCTTCAGAAGCCATCACCTTGGCTATGGCACGATAAGAAAAAGCATCTTTTGGTCTTCCTCCGGGGTTTTTCCCAAACGTATTGCCAGGAGCAAAAGTTCCATCCGACTTTCTTCCGACTTGTACGGTTCTAGCTTTCTTTTCTTTTGCAACTTTTTTGGCAGTCTTTCGAACTGGTTTCTTCGAAGCAGAAACCTTAGTAGGTGTTTCTTTTTTGGAAACAACCACCTTATTTGTCGATTCGTCATCCTGTCTTTTTATAGGCATTTATCAATCTCTAATTTTCTTTTGGAGTTTCTTCGGTTTCAGCTCCAGGTTCAACTGGAGTATGTTCTTCTTCTGGAGCCACCACAGGTTCTTCAGAACTTCCTTCAGTCTTCTCTTCAGCGTGAACTCCTTCACTTGTCCCAGCATGATTGTCGGTATCTTCTGTGCTGTGTTCTTCTACCGGTGAATATTCAATAGCCTCTTCTGAGTGTCCAAATTCTTCATGTTTCTCTGACTCTTCGGTAGCTTCATCGTGTTTTTCATCAGAAGCTTCAGGGTGTTCTGGCTCATTAATCTCTTCATGTGTTTCTGGGGACTCTTCAGCAGTATTTGAGTTTTCCACAAGTTTATCTTTGACCTCTACTCCCTTAAGTACAAACACGATCGGGTCACCAAAAATCACTTTGTGACATTTACCATTTACGAATTCATTCGTGATATCGAAATCTAAACCATAAAAATCAACGATCACACGGCCGTTATTATCTTTTTCGACAAAAATCTCATATTCCATTTTTTTAATTCCTTGTTTTTAATCTATCCATTAACTGGATCCGTCTTGTATTAGTATTTCTACTTCTTAATTCTTCTATTAGCTCCTCAACGCTTTTGTTTCGGAGGCCCGCTCCTTTCCGTCCAAAGATAATAATTTGAGGTCGCCGTAACATCTTGTTCTTCGTAGGCTCCCCCACTACACCTACTTCAGCTAGAATCTTGCCAAGTGGCCTATAAACTATGAACGCTTGATCTCTCCTAACAACCGCTCTTAAATCTTGTAGGTTAGCTGAGAAAATGAGGGAATTAAGAGTTTGAACAGCTAGCCCCAGTAGTTCGCTATAGCTAAACTCTTCTCGGATTTTTCGTTTAGTAAAATCCAAAGTACGTTCACATAAGAGTTTTGTTGTCACTAGAGATACAAGTTCGTTAATTCTGGTCTTCAGATCCATAAATTGCTCCACTTAATAGGTTCCCGATAAAAAAGACCTCCAAGGAAATACTCCTTAGAGGTCGTAGAAATCTACTTGAATTATAACATAATTGTGAAGCGTATTTGCAGATAAAAAATTTCCAAAATCCCTTGACATGTATACACCAATGGTGTATCATAGAGACATAGCAAGGGGAACATTAAAAAGGCAGGTAGAAAGGAGGGCAATATGGAGATTAAAGAAATAAAACTCAAATCCAATGGTGAAATTACCATAAAAATAAAGCTCACTCCCGCAAAGAAATAAGCTTTATAGCTAAAATATTAGCATAAAGGAAAGAAATTGTCGACCCCTTGCTTAAAGCCTGCCGGAAAGGAGAAAATGGTTGAGATATCAAAAGAGGAATTAGATGAACTTAGGTCTAAAGCCCAGAAATGGGATAAGTTCACAAAAAAACAAGCCTCACACCTCAATGCGATATCAAGCGAAGAAAAAAAAGCAAGAGCTAAGAGAGCTGCAGAGGCGCGTTGGAAAAATCGCAAAGAAAATACATAAAAACTATTGACATTAAACTTAGTTGAGCTATAATCAAACTAAATTTATGCACTTACAATTACCCTAGTTTTCGCTAGGGTTTTTGTTTCCCCAAGATAATAATGGTTTATTTTGGAGGTTGTTCATTATTTATGTTGGACAATAAGAGAATCTCAGTAATGAGAACACGTTTAGGTGAACGTGCTTCGAGATTGATAAAGAGCGATAAATTCTTGCCTATGTTCAGAAATAGACAAATCAAGTATCAGAGAGAATTTGAAGAATCTGTGAAAATTGCAGAGAAAAAGCGAAATCCTGAACACTTTTTTGCAAAAATCTGGTCTTGTGAGAATATAGAGAAAACACTAAAACTAATTCGATCGGTTATTTATAAAGCGATTGAGAAGGTTCGTGAGCTACAAGAGTCAATTAAGAGAGCCAAAAGAGAAGAAGACATCAAGAGTAACTATAATTCTTCTGGCAGAGCCAAAATTGTAGAGCTATTCAAGGCTAAAGGTAAAGACTACAACAGTCTTTTTGGTCTTTAATTAAAAATAGGATCTCTTTCTGGGGGGGGTACTTTTTGACTCCCTTTAATCTAAAAAATGAACTAAAAAATGTCTTTTTTATAATTTTTTATAAAAATTGTAGAAAAAACTAAAAATAGCTATTTAAAGAGCCTCAAGTTCTTGTTAAAACGTAATTTTTATAATTCACGTCCAGCAGATATTAACAGAGGCAACGAAAATATCTATATAGATAATAAATTTAATATTAAATTAAAAAAGAATTCTATATAGAAAGGTATTAAATATATCTTA